CATGCAAGAGTAATGGTATCGCCACTTGCACCAAGTGTAATGGTTGAACCACATTTGTTAGCGATGTTAGCACCGCATTGATTTTGAATATTGTTTACTTTAATTGTACTTGCCATAATTATTGATACCTGTACCTTATTATTACTACACCTGAACCGCCGTTTCCACCAGTTCCACCAGATCCACAAGTTCTTCCAGATGAACCACCTCCACCTCCACCAGTATTTGCTGTAGCTGCACATCCTGGAACACCAGCTCCACCAGCAGCTGTTCCACCTGCTCCGCCACCGCCTGTCGCTGTTCCACCAGATCCACTAGGTGCTGAACCACCTGAACCACCTCCACCTGCTCTTTGAGTAGGTGTTGCATTAATAGATGATGTTGCTCCTGTTCCACCAGATGCACCTGGACTACTAGGAGTATTACCTTGTCCATCTTGTCCATCTCCACCAGCTCCACCTCCTCCAGAAGCATTTAGAACTGCACCAGGATTTCCACCATCTCCACCAGGATTACCTTGTGGGGGATTAACAGGAGGTGTATTCCCTGCTCCACCATCAGTCCATCCATCTCCACCTTCAGATGATCCACCACCTGATCCACCAGAATTACCTGTTGCATTAGTACAAGGAGAAGAAGCACCTGTTATCCTAGATCCACCTCCACCACCAGCTGTAGATGTAATTGTTGAAAAAATTGAATTATTTCCATTAGCTCCCCTATTAGTTGTTCCACAAGAGTTGGCAGCAGAGCCTGCTCCACCACCACCAACTGTAATTGGATAACCCTGTATTGAAACTGGTAAAGCTGAAACGCCTGCTCCTAATGGACTTGCTGTATAACAACCACTTGCTGCACCTGATGATTCTCTAAAACCACCTGCTCCACCTCCACCACCACCATAAATTGATCCACTAGAACCAGCACCTCCACCACCTCCTCCAGCGACTACCATATAATCTACCGTAGTTGATCCACATGGGTTTCCTACTGAAGAAACACAAAAAGTTCCAGGTCCAGTAAAGGTATGAATTTTGTAATTTCCACATGTTGTTTCTGTTCCACCTGTTGCAGATATAAATGTTGGTAATTGAAAAGATGCATCATTTGAATTTACAACAACCCAACCTTGTGTCGCATCTACATAAACTACTGTAGCTGTCTGTCTGTTTGTAGATATACCACCATTACCTGTACCACCTTCAAAATTTGATCCATTTCTTGCTAATGTAATAGCATTTGTTGCAGCTGTTCCTGCATAATCCGCTACAGCAACTATATCTCCAGCACTAGGTGTTGCAGGAAGTGTTACAGTTATCGGTCCAGAAGTTGTGTTAACAAAATAACCATTTCCACTTACAGCAGTAAAACTAGCCGTCTTCGCTGTAGTGTCCCAATCAACCGTTCCAGTTCTTCCAAAACCAGTCTGCGTTGCACCAGCTGCTAAAGTTACTGTATCACCTGATTGACCAATCGTTAATGTTGATCCGCATTGTGATGATATTTGATTAACTTCTATTTTTGACATTATACTATTACTAAAGTCCCTGTTACTGTGATTGTTCCAGGTACTGTAATAGGTCCCGCTAGTACACCATTTTCGATGGTTTGCGTACCGTCAATTGTACCTGCTTGATTTGGTATAAATTCATTAGGGGCTGTTCCGCCTCCAATATATTGGATTCCATTTACTATTGCCGTCATTGTTCCTCCTACGAACTAATTGTGTCGATGTATGAAGTAACTACATCTAAACTAGATGCAGTATCACTAACTGCTTCAAGTACATCTCCGCTTTTTAAAACTATCTTCGCTCCACCTTGAATTAATTCAATTGCAGAATTTGGTGGAATTGCAACTCCTTTTGCTAAAAAGTAATCACTACCACCATTTGCAATTTTAACATCAACTAAAATAGTAGACGATACAATGTTACAACATCTGATTCCAATAACTGCATCATAATTACCTGCAGTCAATAAAGCTTGGTCTGATGTTCCAATTTGTCTTTGAAGATCGTTTCTAAAATCTTGTGCCATATTTTTTTCCTATTTATAACGCAACAGCCATTGCAAGTGCAAAACCTGCTGAAGCTGCTCCGACTGGTGTACCTGTTGCGTCCAGATAAACCGATTTACTTGCAGGCATTGTACAAAATACATCTAATGTACTTGAACCACCTGAATTAAAGTTAATCTTTGAAGTGTTACCTGCAGAGTTACTTAAAACTGTATCTCTTTGTAAAGTTGTAGAAGCTGATAAAGTTCCTAAACCTACCTCAAAGTTTGCTGTGCCTTGTTCAAAGATAGCGTAATAAGTTGTATTAGAAGTTCCAATACCACTATTAAATGTTATGAAACCAGTTGCAGCACCTGCAAGTGTAATGTCACCTGTGCCTTGTGTTGTACTAGTTTCTTTTACTCTATCATTTATAACCAACGCCATAAATTTTCTCCTTAACTCATACTAATAATTGCATTAGCAGGTGTAGCAGGATCAGGAAACGTAATAGTAAAAGTACCATTCGTTGCTGTCTTGTTACCACCAAAATCTAAAACCACTACTAGTCTATTTGCTGTACCATCAACTGTATCCGTATTATATATCGCTGCAAAAGCTGCAGTGAAAGATGCACTAGTATAACTAACATTATCAAAGTCTACTGATGCAACTGCAGTGCTTGCTGCAACTCCAAGATTTGTTAATGTTTTAACAGAATAGTTAGTGCCACCTGTTGTATCTACTTCACCATTACCAGTTCCTAACAAAGCAACTGTTGATGAAGTTGTATATGGATTAGTTGTATACAAAGAAATTTTAAAAGTGTTTCCTCCAGAAGCTTGAAAGTCGTGTTGTCCAGAAAAGAGTGCACCTCTAAAACTAAAAGGTATTATATTTGCCATATTATTTTATCTCCTTAATTACTTGATGGTGGTTTTACGTTTAGTTGAGCGCGAACTTCACCATCTTGATATTCGTCTCTGCGTCTTGTACCGATTTGCTCGATAGCATACGATTCTAAAGCTTCATTATATTGCGCTTGATAGTATTGTAACATATCCTGCGGACCTTTCAAGTATCCATATGCATTTACCAGACAAGCGTACAAAAGTAAATCTTGATATTTGTTTGATAGATAAGTTCCAGTTGTAGCCGGAGCGGGACTTGAAGTTGTGTCTGTAATAGAATCTGGCTCTTTGTCATAAGCTAGTGTAATTTCGTAAGTTTTATCAGGCGTTGGGGCCACTACCCAAAAGGTTTCATCCCAATTAGCATAGTATTTTGGAATATCTACAGCCTGTGTACCAGGTGTAGAATAGTATTCTGCCATAAAACTAGTGTCTCTTTGTTCTAAATAGAATTGATTTCCAGCCTGATCTTTAAATTGTACATATCTAATTGCTCTTAAATCAGATGGAATAGTTACATATCTGTTTCCAATAATTGCATTTGATGTTGCATAAAATACATTTTGATCTGTGTCTATTGCTCTTGTAATTTTGTTTTCTGCATTTTTTATTATTGTTGATAAAACAGAATCAGATAAAACTGTGCTACTAACTTCTGTATAGTTTCTAATATCAGTTCTTAAGTTATCTAAAGTGTATGCCATTATCCGTTTACTACCTCAAGTGTTACTGGTCCTGCTGAACAGTTTGCTCCACCACCTTGTATATTACCTGATGTAGCATTACTAGTACTAGTTATGTAAAAATAATTTATTGGAGTTGTTAAAGAATCTGTTGTTGTAGCTCCTGTAACATTACCTGCTGAATCTATTTGACCTAATGCAATAGTAAAACCATTTGCATTATTTAAATCACTTACATTGTCAAATGTAGGAATGTTTCCAAACGATTGTAAATTTTTTAAATCTGCTTCATCTGCACCACCGGGTCCTGCAGAAGTTACAACAGGAGGTCCTCTAAATCTTACAATATCACCTGCAGATCTTTGATGATCTTCTGAAAAAACATTTACGTAAGTTGTGCCACCATAAATAATAGATGTAAATGGATTGTTACCTAAAAGTATTAAACTTGTTTTAGACGCTGGTTGTGGTCTTGGATTATATAAAGCTTGTGCATCTGATCCAATTGGTTTTGGTTCTAGTTGTGGTTGCTTTGGTTCATACTCTGAAGTGTGAACTAAAAATCCATTCCATTCTCTTACCATTTCATCATAAGGAAATGCCATTCCTGATCTATCAGAAATTGCTAATGCGTGTTTACCTGATGCATACTTACCCATTATACTCCATCTCCATAAAACGTTTGTGGTGAAATGAAAGTAGATGTACCTTGATTGTCTGCATCAAGTGCTCTTAACAATTCACTTTCATATCTTCTTTCTAATTCTTGACTTCTATCTGGTGAATATTTTAAACTTAAGTAATAAGCTAATCCAGACATCATACAAGGATAGAATCTATTTACTACATCTGATGTATTGTTATAATCTCCAACATCTTGAATTTTAGATAAATAATAAAAACAAAATTGAAAACTACTTGGTGTAGTTGTGCTTGATACACTTGAACTTGGTGTCGTATATAAAAATACGCTTGGATTTAATTTTCTATCTACATAATATTGTGAGGGTGTACCTTTAGCTAATTTGTTTGGTGTTTGTGAATATGTTGATCTATCAATTTTTGTAAGTGCTACATCTACTGGTGCAGTTGTAGTAGAATTATTTCTATAATATGCTTCTAAAACTGTATCTATATCATCAGGAAAATTTTCTGAATCAGATGCATAATTGTATTCTGCTTGTCCTTCGACTAGTGGTACTTTAGCTAGTTTTACTTTCCATAAATGAACACCTCTATTACCCCATTCTTGAAACATAATATTTAAAGAACGTCTTGCAGATCTTAATTGATAACCTGTTCTAGTTCCTTTCATACCTGTTCTCTCAAATGCTTCTTCTATAATATCATCTATTTGTGGATTGAATTCTGTAGTTTCTGAAGTAGGTGAAATAGTTTGTGCAGTATTACCCATACCACTATGAACTGTACAGTAATAAAATAATAAAGGTGCGCCTGTAGTTCTAACGGGTGCAACATTAATAGTTACTTTAGCTCCAGCATTTCCAGGAACTCCAGTTGTAGTTACGCCTGTAGTGTAAGCAACACCTGCTGGTGTTGCGTGTGTACCATTAGCAGTAGTTGAAAAAGCTAATTGATGGGTTAGGTTTGTACTATCTGATTGGTCGAAGATATAAGTATTGCCTTCTTGTAAATACAAGACAACATTAGCCTCTCCGTTAATATAAAATTTATTACCGGTACCGTATTGATTAGTTCCCGTTGCTACGGTTACTGTGTAAGTTATTGTAGCCACAATTTAATCCTACGTAAATGTTATAGTAACACCAGGTGTTGCAGTTAAATCTAAATAAATTCCGTCGTCAAATAAAATTCCAGAACCAGGAACATAAAAATCTATTCCTTCAGTTCCAAATTTAAATGTAGCTATTACACTTCCAGCTGCTCCTCCAGATTTAAAAATTATACTAGAACTCGCTGCACCTTCCGCTTGAATTCCTGTTATTCTAGCTCTTTGTCCTAAAGGAACCATTTGTGCGTCTGCTGTTGCGTGGGCTACCTGTTGATCACTTGAGTATGATGCCATTTGTTTCTCCTGTTAAATTTTGTGTGGGCCGAAGCCCACACTCAATTAATTATTAACTTAAGTTTCTGTTTTGTAAATATAATACAGTAGCTGTAGCTGCACCAGCTGTTGCTGCAGTTCCAGTTTGATTGTAAGTTGCTACGACTTGAACGTCTGAAGTACCTACATCAATTAAGTTTCCAATTTGAGAAACATCTGAAGTAGCAAGAACTCTTGCTTGAGCCCCAGCTGCTAATGCATCAGCAAATTGATCTGCTGTTGAACCATCACCAAAATCAATAGTGTTAGTTGTACCTGCATTAAAAGCAGTTGTAACATCTAAAGTAATTTGAAAGATTTGGCTGTTCGCTGGTAAAGTTGCAATAGTTGTTGTTGAACCATTTGCACCAAAAACAATGTTAGCTGATTGAGCCATTAACACAAAACCTGTGTTTGCTATGTTATCACCAACAGTTGAACCAGTTGTGTTTGATATCGTTCCCGCTTTAATCGGTCCCGAAAATGTAGTTGTTGCCATTTTATATTCCTCCTAGAATATCTGAATACTGTCCTCTAGGGTTGTCGACTATACGCGTCAGTATTCATCGTTTATTTAATGTATAGTGTTTAGAATATATACTAGTTTTTAGTAGAGCGCAAGAGAGCCTGTAATGTGAAATGATTTTTCAACGATGTAGCTTTTTATTAAGTAGCTACAGAAACTTGGGGAACCGTTTCATTAACCTTATTATCTAAATGAGCTTTTTGTGCTTCAGCCATTTTAATATGGTTAATAACTTCTCTTACCTTATGATCTATTTTGACCATATTGAGAGTATATCTACCCTCGTTAAGATGCTCCTGTTCCCAGTTCAACTCCAAGGACCTTTTTTGTTTGTAAAGGTCTTCCAGATGTTTTTGCATCGATAACCTCCTCAAAAGTTATTCTATTTGTCTTGGAATCATAACTGTTTCCAAGATATTCCCATTTTATACTGTTATCTCCTAGTTTGTCAACTATTGAATTTTCTATAGATTCTGTAGTATCCGCAGGAGATTCTATTTCAAATCTTGCGTGATGGTCATAAGCCCAAATATTTATGAGGAATTTAGTCATTTTCTCACCCTATATTAAAAAAGGGGCCGAATTGTGTCCGGCCCCTTTAAAATTATTGATTACGTTGCGTTTGAACCAAAGATACCTCTTGGATCAGAGAATCCAAAAACATATCTTTCTCTCGCTTTGTATCTAACGTTTCCAGTATCAAAGTCACCTTCCATTGAAGTTTTGATAGGTGATCTGCTGAAATGTTTAAGACCATTAGGCACATCAGTTTTGATGAAGAATTTCTTCGCAGCAGTTAAGTAGTTATTTACTACATATCCACCAGAGATCATTCCCATATTTCTGATTGCGTTAATGTCATTGTCAGCTGTACCAGTTCTGCCTGCAGAATTCATAAGTCTGTCAGCAGTAAATTGAAGAGCTGAAGGAATTATTAATTTAACTCCTTGCGCCGCAATTTTTAGGCCTCTTTCATCAGTTAGTGCAGCAATGTCAATTAAAGACTGCTCTAAAGATGTTTCATTAAGTTCAGCAGGTACTGCTAACTCGTTTGAAAAAGTACCAGCTAATGTAGGGTGAACATTAGAACAAAGTTCTACTCCATCACCGCCAACAAAGCTGCTGTCAAACGCGTTATTTAAAACCGCTGCGCCTTTAATGTTTTTTGTAGACGCCATAGATCTTGCTAAAGCTTTTGTATATCTAGACGCAAGTCTATCATACAAGTTGTCCTCAATCGCTTCTTCAGTGATTGCGAACGCTAAAGCGATCGTTTCGTTAGTATAACGAGCTGTGAAAGTTTCTTGTGCATCGTCGTAGCCAACCCCTTGACCTTCAGGTTTAACTGCCGCGTTTGCGAAACCAGCTAACATTACTTCCTCTTCGAAAGCTCTGTCTGATGATTCAGTGTCGAAAATTTCAGTCCACTGCTCGCCGTATTGTTTGTATTCCAGACCGAACAAAGCGTTCAAACCTGGCTCTAGTTCTTTAACTAGTTGTGCTCTTGATATTGCCATAGTTATTTATCTCCTATTCGATTAGTTATACAAGTTACTAGCTTGTGCAATTGATACTATAACGTTCGCACCTACTGCTGTTAGATCATTGTTTTCTGGATCGTCAGCTGATCTCACAAGTTTAAACATATGAGTTGTTGCTGCTCCTCCACCAATGTCTAAAGTAACAGTTGATTGACCGTCTTTAGCATCACTTGCTGTAAAGCTGTTTGTGTTATAGCCAGCATCTCCGATCATAGCTTGAGTAACTGCCGCGTCCGCTTTAATAACATATTCTTGTTGCGGGTTGTCATTTACAAAACCTATTCCGTCGTTGCTACCTGTATTATAGTCAGTTCCAAATGTTGTGCTTGCTGCAACTGAATTAGCAAAAGTTGGTTTGCTCGTAGAACTATCAATATAGAAAGCTCCATTGAACACACCAATTAGGGGAGCGTGTCCAGTATTATCGAACGCTGCTCCACCACTTCCACCATCATCAGTTGTTGCGAAACTTGCATCTTGTAAATAACCTTGATCACCACCAGCATCCTGGATTGAACAAGGGTTATTTTTGAAGATACCAACACCTAGGCCTGATTTGATTTTGTAATTAGATTGACCAGAAGTTGCTGGAGTATT